CGTCTTGCTGTCGACTCGCACACCCCTTCAGGCTCCGAGGTCCCGGTTAACGCCGATGCCCAGATACCAAGCGACCGAGGAGCCACCCCTGCAGCACGCGGGCTCGACCACCACTTTCCTGTCGATCGCCAGACTACGAGCGTCGGGCCCGCACCCCATCCGCACGCCGACACCATCGGCGAGATCCGCGAGCAGTGGAGACGGCGCCAGGCTTGGCATCGAGCGGAGAAGTCATTGACGCTCGCGGCCAAGTCGATGTGTCGTCGACTCGTCGCAAAGGGTCAGGAGAAGCCCGACGTCAAGGAGGCGGACAAGCTCTACAAGGCCGCACTCGGCAGCGGTGATCACGCGTTGAGCGCATACGCGAAGCTCGCGATCCTGCCGATCACGGTTGCCCGAGACGGGATCGAGACCTCACGCAAGCCCGTCGAGAAGCGTCTCGCCGAGCTCGCCAAGACTCTGCCCGTGGCGCCCTGGATCGACTCACTCCGAGGCGTCGCGATCGGATCCCTGGCCGCGATCGTGGGCGAGGCCGGCGACGTCGGGTCGTACCGCAACCCGAGCTGCCTGTGGAAGCGGATGGGTCTCGCGGTGCTCCACGGCGAGCGGCAGCGTCGAGTCACGGACAAGGCGCTGGCGATCGAGCACGGCTACTCCCCGTCCCGACGGTCGGTCATGTGGAACATCGGCGACTGCATCATCAAGGCAGGAGGAGAACTCAGAGAGATCTACGACAAGCGCAAGAGGTACGAGATCGAGTGTGCGACTGCACAAGGGCTCATTGTTGCACCTGCGGCGAAGATCCCCGAGAAGGACAAGGCGCAGTACCGCAGCGAAGGACACGTCCACAACCGCGCCAAGCGCTACCTGGAGAAGCAGTTCCTCAAGATGCTGTGGCAGCGGTGGAGAGCGGCGAATCGGGACTCAGCAGCATGAGGACTCGCACGCGTACATGTCCGGTCTGTGAATGTGAGTTCTCCTATCCCATAGGGCGCGGCAACGATCGCAAGCACTGTTCGAAGCAGTGCAGAGTCGCTCATCAACACGGATCTCGCCGAGAGCGGCTGTCGACTGCACCACAATGCACGGCACCCGGGTGCGACAAACTCGTTCAGCGATTTAGTCTCGGGCTGTGTGAAGGCTGCTACATGAGGAAACGCAGGACGGGATCCTTTGATCGAAATAGAACGCCGACTTATCGATACGTCAACCATCGTGGGTATGTGGAACTCTACAATCCCAATCATCCATTGGCGAAAGCTGATGGGCGCGTGTTCGAACACCGCCTGATCGCCTACGAACGTAGTGAAGGCGTGTGCCCGGATTGCCATTGGTGTGGCGCGTCGCTTGAATGGAGTATTGCCGTCGTAGATCATCTCAACGAACTGGTCTCAGACAATCGTAGCGACAACTTGGTGGTCAGCTGCAATTCGTGCAATCGCGGTCGTGGGTCTCTCGCACCGTTTCTCAAAACGCTCCGCCCTGAGATCTTCGACGAATTCGTCCGCATGGTGATTCAGTCGAGACAAGGTATTGATAAAGCTCACGACAGCGAGCATAATCACTCGCGACTACGTGCGCCCAGCGATTTCGTAGGCAGTCCCGCCCCTTGAAGCGATAGTCGAAAGCCCGGAGCCCGAAAGGACTTCGGGCTTTTTAGTTTTGTTCTTCCAGAAGAAACAGCCACTTGCCAGCCAGAAGTTTGAAGCCGTGTCAGTCGCACGGCTGCCCGAATCTTGTTTCAAAGCCTGGGCATTGCGATGACTGTCGTCGCAAGGTCAACCGGAGGAAGAGCGCAGACCGTCGGGCGATTCAGGGTCCATCACTCTACGAGTCGCGGGAGTGGCGCGCGCTGCGCGTCGAGTTTCTGCGCGAGCATCCACTCTGCGAATGTGACGAGTGCAGAGGCGGCGAGGGTAGAGTGCGTGCGGCTTCAGTGGTGGATCACATCATCGACCACCTCGGCGACGTGGAGAAATTCTGGGATCGATCCAATCTCCGCGCGATGCACGCAGACTGCCACCGGTCCAAGACCGCGAGGACTCGTCCGTGGGGCCCGCCGCGTCCGTCGACCTGACGCCACGCACAACCGGCACCTGACGCCTTGCACAACCAACCCTGACGCGTCGCACAAGGAATTGTTGCGATGCAGTGGGGGGGTGGGTGCGGCGCAGGGATTCGGGTAGTCAATCATCACCGTCGGAGTGCATTTTTTTCGGGCGCACTTCGACTCATAGGGGTATCGGGAACACACGTAGGGTCAACGAGTTAGGCGACACTCAGAATCGCGTCTGAGTCAAGCGCGGCGGATTTCGCCGTTTTTGGCGCGTTTTCGCGCGCCTTCCCGTCGGTACCGCGAGGATTCTCTGCGTCCCGACCGTCTCCTGATGCACGGCGTCAGGCAATTATTGCGAGGCAACATTTGAGTGAGCTGAAGTCCGCTTGGCCCGCGGACAAGATCGAGCATTGGGCCATCGAGAAGTTGATCCCTCACGCGCGCAACGCGCGCACGCACTCCGACAAGCAGGTTGCGCAGCTGGCGGCGTCGCTGAAGGAGTACGGATTCACCGTCCCGGTGCTGGTCGACGAGTCCGGCACGCTGATCGCCGGGCATGGACGCGTTCTCGCCGCGCGCAAGCTCGGCTGGGCGGAGATCCCGGTGGTGATCGCCGTGAACTGGTCGGACGCGAAGAAGCGCGCCTACATGATCGCGGACAACCGCCTAGCGCTGAATGCCGGGTGGGACGAGGAGATGCTGTCGGTCGAGCTCGACGAGCTCAAGGATCTCGGCGTTGATCTCAAGTCGCTGGGCTTCGAGCAGAAGGAACTGAACGACTTGATCGGCACGCCGAACGAGGCGCCAGAGGATACCTCTCCGCAGCTCGGAGACGCGCTCAAGTACATGGTGATCGTCGAGTGTGACAGCGAGTTGCACCAAGGCAGCATCCTCGAAGAGATGAAGGCAAAGGGCCTCAAGTGCCGTCCGTCAATATCCTGATCGAGAGCCCGGTCTCTCAGTCCACGCGCTCGCAGCAGCTGCAGGCGATCTTCGATGTTCCGGCGATCGAGAAGGCGCGCCTCACGCTCGCCGGCGAGTTTCCGTACGACGACGCCGACTGGAACGTGGGTCTGATTGTTGGGCCTTCCGGGTGCGGCAAGAGCACGATTCTGCGCGAAGTCTTCGGCGACCAGACCCAACTGGAGTGGGGCGCCGCGGGCGTGATCGATGATTTTCGCCAAGACATCTCCATCCAGGAGATCAGCGAAGTCTGTCAGGCTGTCGGATTCAACACCATACCAGCCTGGGTGCGCCCGTACGCCGTGCTCTCGAACGGCGAGAAGTTCCGCGTCGATCTCGCGCGCCGACTGATCGAGTCTTCCGCCACGATCGTGGTCGACGAGTTCACTTCGGTCGTGGATCGCCAGGTTGCGCAGATCGGTGCCCACGCCGTTCAGAAGTACGCAAGAAGGCGCAATCTCAAATTCGTAGCGGCGTCCTGTCACTACGACATCATCGACTGGCTGCAGCCGGACTGGATGCTCGAGCCGGCGACGATGACCTTCACGCGGAGGTCACTTCGACGCCGACCAGAAGTTGAGTGCCAGCTCGCACGTGTACCGTATGACACGTGGCGAATCTTCGCTCCGTTTCACTATCTGACGTCCGACTTGCACCGTGCCGCGCGCTGCTTCGCGTTGAGCGTAAACGGGCGCATCGCGGCGTTCGCCGGCATGTTGCATCGTCCCCACCCCCATCTCAAGGGCGGAACGCTCTGGGGCTGCTCGCGTCTCGTGACGCTGCCCGACTTTCAAGGACTCGGACTCGCGTTCGTGCTGATCGATCGTATCGGCGCGATGTATGCCGCCCTCGGCAAGCGCATTCGCACCTATCCCGCTCACCCAGCACTGATCAGGGCGTTCGATCACTCGAAGCTCTGGGCGCTGAAGATCAAGCCGGGCTATCACATGTCGCCGCGCCACCATGCGATGTCGGGATGGCGCCCCGGCGCGCGACCGTGCGCGGTGTTTGAATACTGCGGCCCCGCGCACGAAGACCGTGCCGAAGCTGAGCTCGTGATCGGCTAATGTCGATCGAGCGAGATCTTGATGGCGATGAAAGTCTGCCCGCCGGGGAAGAGTTCGCGCGCTGCCCGTGGTGCTTTGTCGCGGCTCACTATGGACACGCGATCTACTGTCCCGCTCAGTCGGTGGCGTCGACCGTAGCCTCGGCTGAGCACTACGGGACGCCCTGGGACGCACGTCTTGACGTTCCACTTGTGCCCGACCAGCCGCCATTCGACAGTCTTCGCGCCGGACGCGAAGAGATCGAACCACTCGCTCTTGAGCGGGATGAATAGAGGAGGAGTTTCCATGCAGCCATTGTTTGGTCGCCGACCATCGGCGTCAACCACTTTTACCGGCGGCTCGCCCTATGCCGAATAAGCCCGTCCCGACTGCGCTGAAGTTGCTCAGAGGCAACCCTGGGCATCGCCCGATGAACAAGAACGAGCCGAAGCCGGAACTCGGGGCGACGATGCCCGAGGGACTCTCGCCCAAAGCGGCGGAGCACTGGCCCAAGATCGCCGCGCAGCTCGAGCGCGTCGGCGTGCTGACGCAGATGGACGCGCAGGCGCTCGCGCTGTACTGCGAGGCGTTTTCGAACTGGCGCACCGCCACAGACGCACTAGCGAAGTCGGGCATGGTCGTGCGAGCCCCGTCGGGCTACCCGATGCCGAACCCGTACCTGGCGATCCAGCACCGAGCCTCAGAACAGCTGCGCAAGCTACTCATCGAGTTCGGGATGACGCCGTCCTCGCGCAGCAAAGTATCTGCCACTGGCGATGGCGCGAAGCCGGCGAATCCCTTCACCAAGTTCAAGCGCAACAATGCGGCGTAGGCCCATCGTGGCATGGCGAGAGAGATCAAGCACCCGCGAGTTCATCGCGGGATCGAATACGCACGCGCAGTAGTCAAGGGCACGATCCCGGCGGGGAAGTACGCGCGTCTCGCGTGCGAGCGATTCCTTGCCGACAGGAAGCGCTGGAAGAA